GTGCTACATTTACGCAAGATTTGAGTGGTGAATCAAATTGGGCAGCTAATGCTTATTATAAACTTACATTTACAATATCAGCTTATACATCAGGTAGTTTATCTGTACATTTAGATACTAACACATCTGGAGCTGTAACAAAAAATATAGCAGGAACACATGTAGTTTTTTTAAAAACACCATCATCTTTATCTACCAATCTAATTACATTTACATCTAACAATTTTATAGGAAGTATTGATAATGTATCTTTATTGCCAGCTAATGCAGGTGTACCAGGTATCACAACATCTCAAACAGATAGTGGTCAATCATTAGTATTGGCTACTGAAGCAACTGGCTCGCATTTTGATTATCAAGTTACTCCGTCTATACAAAGAGCTGTTAATTATGTGCATAAACAAATATCTGATGAAATTATTGCATTGGTAAATGATACAAGTGATTTAAAACTTTGCAACCTAACAAATGGTAACTGGCTGGATATTTTTAATAACAATAACGCACATCAAACTATTACAGCTATAGCAAGTGATTCAGGAACTAAATTTACAATAGCTGGGCACGGCTATAGCAATGATGATTTAATTGTAGTAAAAGGTACAACAGATTATGATGGTTTAGAAAAAATAAGTAGTGTCACTACAGATACTTTTAAAATATCTAGAGCATATGTATCAAGTACATTTCAATCAGATGCATGCGTAACTAAGTTTGAAGTTACAGCTGCAAATGATAAAGATACGCTTATTTGGCCCAATAGTGGTGCTCTAACGCAATTTTATACTCATGCTAATACATTACGTATATCTGATACAAACTTTGATAATACGTTAAATAATCCATCTACAATAGAATATATAAGCAAAACATTGTTTAATCAAGCAGGAACAACATTGCCTGTACTTATAGAAGGATGGTTTGTAAAGAATCAACATAGAAAGTTTACTGATTATCCTACAGACTTAATTAATTCAGATTGGACTGCTAATGTTAACAATGCAGATTCAAATCCTGGTAAATTTTACATAAATGCTACAACTCAAACAGCAGGTAGTTTAACAGCATGGAATAAAACTATTAAATTATATGTTACAGCTGTATTTGATGATGGTACAGAAACTATACCTAGCTTTAATAATACTCAAGGACTTAATTTTTATGATGGAAGTGGTTATACATTAACAATTAGTTCATCTCAGGTTTTAAGATTAAGTGTTGCTGTTGAAGCAATAAATAGTGATGGATATTATGCATTTGATGAAAGAATTAAAGGACTTAGAATTTATCATTCACGTGCAGATGAATCTCACAATGCTATATATGAAGTAGCATTTATAGATTTTAAAGATGGCTTAGTAAGAGGTGATGGTGAAGGTACAGTAGCATGGGGACCACAAGGTAGTACTGGTTCAAGCTATGCAGCTCAAGCAATAGAAATAGATTTTGGAGAATTTAAAGGCAATACTTTTGAATTTAATGCTGGTTATCCTGCTGAAGATACTATAATACCACAAGTAAAATGGAAGACAGCTGTTACTGTTGGAAATATAGCAGTAGTAGGAAATGTAAATTATGATGATGGTAATGGAGCTCGTAACTATCCTGGTAGATTATTATTATCGCAACCAGCTAAAAGAGATACATTTATATTACCTGATGGCATTTTAGTTTTTGGTAATGAAGATGAAGATATTATTAGACTTGAAACATATGCAGATAGAATATTACAGTATAAGAAAAATAGATTAGATGTAATTAATGTAACTAATTTGACAGCACCATTTTTAGAAGAAGAGTATAGATGGAAAGGTGTAACGCATCATAATCATGTAGTATGGACTACAGAAGGCGTTATATGGGCTAATGAATATTCTGTATATTTATTTGACGGTAGAAATATTACAGACCTTTTATATATAAAAAAGGGAACATTATCTGAAACAAGTAGTATAAGTCAGTCAGATTGGTCTGCATTCTTTTCAGATACATCAGTTGTTATGTACGATGCATCAGAAAATCAAATTATAATTAAACGGTCTACATTAGGCGGTTCAAGGCTTAATAATGGTGATATTTATATATATGACCTAGATAAAGGTGGATGGTCTTTTGGTAAAGGTAGATTTATAACCAAATCTGGCACTAATGAAGCAACGCAGTCAAATGCAATTACTGTATCTGATGGCTCTTTATATATGCTTAATTCAGAAAATTTATCTACTACAGCAGGTTTATCAAATTGGGGTAGAATCTCAGAAGGTGGATATCCTAAAATTAAAAAGAGTACTGTATAATGCCACAATCAACAGCAACATATAAATGGAATAATAGCCTTAATTATACTGATAATTTTATGGTAGAAACTAAATATTATGATTTTGGCTCAACATCAATTAAAAAGAATATATATAAATTGTCTGTATCTTTAGGTATTCCTATTCAAGATTCTGGAATATCTTTTACAACATTGCCAGCTTTAACTGTTTTGTATAGAACAACAACTGATGGATTGTATCAATTTTATGGAAATCTAGAATTAAATACAGTTACAGATTTAATTACTTTGTCAAGTGTTGTTCAAACAGTAGACATAGAAAATAAATTAAATGGTATATTTGGTATTCAGTTTAAACTAGCTGGTTCGATGCCACAAGATATTATTATAAATGATTTGTCTATTGAATACAGAATCTTAAGGAGAAAGAGAATTGGCAATAAGGGATAGAGAATTTACACGATTAGAAGGTTTAAAAAATCAACGAATTACTGTTGAAAATAATTTGCCATCTAGAACAGAAGGACAGAATGGAGATATTAGCATTAGAAGCATTAAAAACAAAGGTATATTTCTTTTTGTTAAAGTAAATAATACATGGCATTCTACTAAATTAGAAAAAGGTTTGGACGAAACTTAATATTTATAGGAAAGAAACGTACACTATTATTATATTTAAATGATATACTGGAGCAAAAATGGCTAAATTAAATTATAGAGCAAGAGACAGATACGGTAGAGGCGTTGGTCAAATTGGACCTACATCAAAAGATATGTTAGAAGATTTGCAAAGAGATATGCAAAATCGTGCTACCAGTATAGGAGATATAATTAACATAGCATCAACAATAATATCAGGAGTCAATCTAGCACAAACTGTAAAAGAATCTGGATTTAAAGAAGCATTAAAAGAACAGTTTAATCCTACTATTGAATTTGATGGAAAAACATTTGAACTAAATCCTGAAGATGTTTATAAAGAAGTTGATAGAAAAGGTATAAAATCTTTATTGCCTGACTTTAGAGATTTTGATGAAAGGTTTAAAATAAATGAAGAACTATTAGAAGAGTTAGAAAAGAACCCTGAGCTTTTTAAAAAATTGTCAACAAAAACGCAAGGTCTAGTTTCAGAAGCTTCAGGTATATTAGATAATCCTATAACTACTAAAATTAATCCTAAAAGTTTAACTTCTGCAAAAGATAATATAAAGAATTTATTTGAAGATACTGCAAGAAAAACATACGGTGAAAATAAAGAAAATATTTTAAAGTCATTAATAGATGTAGCTAATAAAACTTTACCTAAAGATATAAGATTAGATAAGTTAGAAGAAGGCGCATATAATACATTACCTGTTAATCTTTTTGATGGTCCAGATGAAGGTTTTTTTCTTGACGAACTTATTGACAGTTTTGAGGATTTAAGTTAATGCGTAATAAAATTATTACAAATTTTACAGAACTTACAAATGCAATGAAAATGTACGATAAAAGGTATAGCTATAAGTCTACACCTAATACAAAAAATAAATCGCCACAACTGCAATATTTGGCCTCAAAAGGCTATCATGTGGTTGACTTTGATAATGGATGGATACATTTTACAGTTACTGATACTTTAAGGCTAGTAATACATTCTATATACGCTGAAAAAGATTATGAGAATAAATTCAAATATGTATACAATTTAGCAAAACATTTAAAATGTAAGGGTATAGTATTTGAAACAGAAAGAAATCCAAAAGTGTGGATGCGTATGATTGATAGAGTAGCTAAAAAATTAAATAATAAAAGTAAAACACAAATAAGGTCTTACACACTTAGTGTAACCTTAGACTAGGAGTCTATATGTTAGATTATAAACACATATCAATAAATCCTTATGCTTTAAATAGGTATAATGAAGGAAGCGATTTAGGCAATCTTTTTGGAGTAGGAGATAAAGTTGGAATGTTTGGAGCAGCAGCTGGTGATGAAAAAAGAAAACTTAATATAGAAAAACAAGAATTAAGAGAAAGTTTAAATCAATTAGTATTTGATGAACAATCAGGAAAGTTTATACTACCAGATATATTAGAAGATAGAGAATTACTTCAGAAACAAAAAGAACAATCAATAATTAAAGCTGATTCTGAAATTGGTAAAGCTCAAAGAATAGCAGAAGAACAACTATATAAAAGTGGTGCAGAGTTTAGTGGAAGAACAGAAAGATTTTTAGCAGATGCAGAAGAACAATTTAAAAGGTCATCTGATATAGCTGATACAACTTATGAAAGTGAATTTGGTAAATTGCAAGATAGGTCAATAGCTGTTTTAGATGAAATACAAGAAAAAATTATAGACGTAGCTCAACAAGCCAGTCGGACTGGTAGAGCAGGAACTAAAACCAGATATGAATATAAAAGTGATATGTATGATGTAGGCGGTATGCAAGTACAATATTCAGACCTTTTAGATAATTTATATCAATTTGACTACATGACAGGTGAAGGTATAGAAGATGAGGAGATGATTTAGTGTCTGATGAATTAATAATGAAATCTTTAAAGTATTTATTTGATATTGCAGAAAAATCTATTAGTGCAGATTTGGCTAAGTATCAAGTAGATAAAAATGCTGAAACTCAAAAAATTCTACAAAATAATAAGTTTAAAAATCAACAAACCTTAAATCAATTGGAATTTGAGTATGCTGTTCTTCAAGAAGACTATAATCAAAGTAAATCACAATTACAAAGTAGTTTCGAACAAAATGAAGCTATGGGTGATATAAATTTAAATTATATTAATGAAATTGGAGAAAGCATTTTTGGAACTGAAGATGGTGCGCAATTAGTTGCAGATTTAGGTGAAGGCACATTAGATGCTCTTACAACTTCATTAGCAGAAACAGATAGCCAAAAAAATAGAATAGAACGATATAAAGAAGCTATTGCTAATAATAAAAGAAGTATTAGAGTTCTTGACAAAACATTAAAAGACAGACAAAAATTTGCAGAAGCTGGAATAAAAGTAGGTATGCAAGAAGATATTAATTTAGCTAACGCATTAAATAGTTTTTCAGAAAGTGACCTAGAAGAAAAATTTAGAAAAGAATATGTAGATGTGGTTGAAATGGAAGAAGGTGAGTTTACACCTATATGGAATGCTAGATTTCAAGCTTATCTTAAAGGAGCTAACATAGGTAAAAAAGAAAGATTAGATATATTAAAAAAGAGCAATGAATGGTTAAAACAACTGTCTGAACAAGAAGAATACTTAAGAAAGATATCAGGCGAAACTAAGTTTGCAGAATTAAAAGAAACTGGCGAATCAGGATTTAACGAATTTATAAAAAGCTATACTGATTTATTAACTGGTAATCTTAAAGCTTTTTCAGCTACTTATCCATTTAGTGCTGAACAAAAAGTACTTAGAGGTATTGACGCATTTAATAGAGGTGCTTTTGAATTAAAAAACTTTACAGGTAAAAATTTTGAAGATGCTACATTTAGACAAGGAATAAAAGATAAGTTAATAACTATTATAACTGCACAACTTAATGCTCCTGGATTAATATCAGATAATGATTTTAAAGAAGAAATACAAAGCTTATTAGATAGTCCAAATGACTATAATATGGAAAGATTACTTGAAATATTTCATGTGCCTACTAATGATTCAGAAATTATTAAAAGTATAAATATTGATTCGGTTGCAAAAAATAATCCTAAAGCAAAAGAAGCATTTTTGAAAGCAGGGATAGATATTCCTGATACTATTAAACAAAAAACATTTATTTTTAAAAATGGCGAACGATTTAAAACTAAAGGAGCTATGAAACCTTTGCATTTCTTTAGTACTGAAAATACTATTCCTAATATACAAACTAGTTATGAATCTACAGCTGATGTAATAGACTCTCGTGTAAATAGTGCTGATATAAATGCTATTAATACTGCTATGGATTTATACTATCAAGTTTATAGTTTAGACAAGTTATACTCTGCACTAGATAAAGTTAAAAAAGTATCTAATGATGAACTTTTTAATATGGCTCAATTTGGCGATAAAAAAGTATCTGCAAGAGATGCTGCAATCTTATCGATAGGTTTTGCTCATTCAGCTGATTTAGATGGTGTTCCAGAAAATTCATTTGTACATAGTGCTATTAAAGATATTGAAGATATACTTATGCAATTTAATGTAATAGATAATAATAAAATATTAAACGGTGTTATAAATGATGATGAGACTAATGAATTACAAGCATTAAGTGCAGAAGAAATTGTAAATTTATCTCTTTCTAATGTTGAAAATGCAATGAATGCAGATACAACAAATATAGATTTGATAAATAGCAATCTTGATTTAAAAAACTTACTTTTAAATACTGAATAATGTTTAGAATAATACCTCCTACTGTACCTACAGATATTACTGCTCAAAAACTTTTAGAAGATAAAGAGCAACAAAATAAAGATAATGAAATATTAGAAAGTTTATCAGATGGAAACTTAGACTCTGCTATTGAAAAATATGGTTTTGAAGAGCCAGATGTTACACTTTTAAGACTTGCACCAGAAAGAAAATTTCAAGAAATAATTGTAGAAGGAGTACGCAAACTTAGCGATATAAATAAATTGCCAAAAAGTGGGCTATTTGAAGAACCTATAACCGAAGAAAACATAGATTCTATTAAAAACTTATATGACCCTGAAGCTCTAAGAAGAAACATAGGCAAATCACCAGAACAATTAATTTTAGAATATGATTATGGTGTACAAGCATTAGAGGAAGCAAAAAGAAGATACCCAAATGATAGTAGATTAAAAATTCCAGGAGTTACAATAGATGTAAAAACTGGACAATTAGTATTACCTTCATATTCAGAAAGCGATATATTTGCAATAGCTGAAGCTCAAGACTATTTTAATCAACCAGATATTTTAAGAATAAAAGAAAATGATAAGACTAGATACAGAAATTTAGTGTTAGAAAAATATGGAGAGCTGCTAGCTCCAAAATATACACCTGGTCCAGAGTTTAGAAAATCATTTGCAAGTTTTTTTGAAAACGCTAATGTAGTTGGTTTTTCATTAGGCACATTCGATTTATTAGTAAAAGGTCTTGATAATGTAGCTTATTTATTAAAAGGAAAACCTGAAAGATATAGATTTGTTGGAAGTGGTGAGCATGATGATAAAAACATATACAGTAAAATAAATCCATTTAAACAAGCATTAATTGCTCCAGGAATTTACAATAGGCAAATACAAAAACAAGCAGCTATAGAAGAAAATTTAAAAAGACAGACTGACCCAGCATATAATGCAAGAGCTGAATGGATTGAAAGCACTCCATTCTGGAGCAATTGGTTTAAATTCGGTGATGGTGTTTTAAGACGTGGTGTTGGTGATATAGCTCCAAGTTTATTAACAAGTTTTGGTTCAGCAGTCTC